AATTACACCCTTGAAGATTTAAAATGTAAATTTATTCAAAAACTAAAGAAACTTGATCCAAATACGTCTCAAAATCCATATTGTTATCAATATAATTTTCTGGATTTTCTAATATATCCCCAAATCCTTCCAACTCATACAATGGACGTTGAGGAGTAACCATTCTATATTCAGGACACTTTTTAGAAATGGCTGGACTTCGAATAAAAAAGAAACGGTCTTTCAATGGGTTTCCGCCTAATATTACCCAATCCCCTTTCAAATTTAAATTTTCAAGGGGAGATTGAGAAAACAACATAATAGGCAATTTCAAATCTGATGCTAACATCCATATATCAAGAGTCGTCAAATAATAATCTTCACTCATAATCAAATCTTCCATAGTAAGTTTGTTTTGAATAACTTTATTTATCATACTGATTTTACCATTTTGTTTTCGTAATATGTCATATACTTTTGATTTATGACTGTCTACATATTTGCTATATAAACGCATTAACTTAGTCTTCAACTCATCCATCGTAATTTCTCGATCATAATAAGTTTTATAAATCATCTGTATCAAATAGTAACTACATATATGAGAACATTGGTATATAGTTTCTTTTGAACCTGCTGGAAACGTCTGTTTCCATTTACTTTGACTGTTTCCAACCACTTCAATCATTTCTTCTTTTACACATTGACCCAATTGAGATTTTTCATTTCCAATTTCATCTAGGTCATCTTGTTGGGAAATACTAATTTCAGATGAATATTTTTGCGTAATTGCCGGTTCGGCGTTATCAACATTTAAATTACGAATATATGTGTTTGTATAAAAAGGTTCTAAGTTCTCCCAGTATTCATCGGTTAACACTGACTGTAATAAAATCACCTCATTTTTGTTTACATTGTAATCAACCGTGCCGATATTCAAGTATTTTTTCGGTTCTAACATAAATAGTTTAACGCGTTTATACCGTAGAAGCTCGTCTGCGATTCGCCCAAAATACAGTTTTTCATTATCAATTCCACTCATCAAATTCGTGCTGGGAATAATAAGACGTTGATTGTTATTTTTCACAATACAGTATGGTTTATCAGTGTTATCATCAGTACAAATACTAACCTCATCCATATTCTTCAAAACATCTTCTTCAATATCGTGAAACGATACCGTGTTACGTAAAAGGTATTTGAGAAGTATCTCTAGTTTTTGGAGTTTGATACGATATAAAAAGCGATTATCATTCAAAATGCCAATAAGTTTATCTTTTAAGGTTGAATATAGTGGGTCATTTAATAATATCCGTATCGTTGTTTTGAAAGAGGAATAAAATTGGGTTTCAAGACGAATATTTCTGACGACTTCCTTACGTTGGCTATCTTCAGAACTGGTTGTTTGTATTGTTTTATCGGCATCAGAATACCCATTATTAGCATAGCCTTTTACTTTAATAATATCAATACCATCGTCAATGTCATTATTAATAGGAGGATTAATTTGTAGGACCTGATTTGTTTCAGTTAAAATACCAACAATAAGTCCATCTTCTACTACCTTTAATAATGGCTTACATAACAACTCGTTTTTTGTATTTTCTTGCATTTGAAATAACATATCTCTAGTAGTAACATAGTCCGTCCATTGGATATTATCCATATATTGAATAGGAATATCTGGTAAAACGGAAGATGGAAGACAAGGAATAAATACACTGTTTGTATTTACGTCTGAAATACGCACAATAAACCCAATGATTTTATTTCTATAATTAGATACTTGATAATCAACAACATATTTGTGATTCTGTAAAATATCATATACCTTATCAGCGACTATATTTTGTTTGTATTTATATTCTTTCGGCATACTTGGCAATGGTTTACAGTATTTATTCGATGTATTCTGTATTTTCTTTAATGTTTTTCGTAGCTCAGGAAGCTTCTCATTATTGCCAAATGTAGAAATGCGCTTTACGGTTTTATTATCATCAGTGTTATCGTATACAGAAACAATTGCGTAATAATGGTCTTGTTCTACCAAAATAAGTGTGTTCTTATTCTTATCGTGTATTTTGGGGTTATACGAATTAGATGGGCATATAAGTTCTACATTATCACTAATGTCATTATCAGTAACACTTAAAATAACAAGATTAAGTCCATTAGGAAATAAATTGGGATTAGGCGAGGTGACAATGTCCCATAAATACACATAATCTATCCACGAATCATCATCGCGAAGATATTCCAAAAATTTGGCGAATGACGCAACCGTATGTTCGTAAAAATCCATCTGTGCTGGGATACTGTCGTCCAGTGATTTATAAAAGACACTATTATAGTGCTTATTTAGAACATCATCATTTACGCGTCTATTTTTTGGTTGGAAGGTGGATGCTAATGAACCATTATGGTATTGTAAAAACATATCCAATGTAATCGAATCCGCAATTATGTTTCGCATTTCAGATATGGTAGGGACGGATAAGTCTTTTGTGTTATATTCATTTATATCTGCGTATGTTCTAGCAATACACCCTATAAACGACTGGTGGTATTTACGTTCTACTGTATACAATAAATATGCGCGTTGGTTCTCCTTTAATTTTTGTTGATTGTCTGAAGAAATCATAGATTGATATTCAATATCTAAGAATAATTGAACGGAACGAGGTAAAAAAATCCATATACCAGCGTTTTCAAAAAATGATAATTTAGAAAAGTATCGTATTGTAGTAAGGTCATCCGCAACATTTTTTATAATTTTTATAGATTTATCTGCGTTAGGTTGTTTAATTTCAATGTTACCTGTAAGTTCAGTATCTTTTCCATCAATCACATCTTTCCAGTTAGCACCTATTGGAACATCAATATTATTATCAGTCACTTCCCATTTTTTTCTACGACTTTCAAGTTGGGTTGAATCCCACGGTTTACTGAAACAACAAGGAACGCCGTATTGTGGATGAGTTTCATCTGGTAAAAACCCGGGTGAGTGATGAATGTAATTCTTCCCTGAGTTATCAACATGAAACCTATTCTCAGTAAATTCATGAACTTTACCAGAACATTTACCCAAATCAACATCGGTCTTAGTTAAAGGTTTATTTGTTTCCAAACACCAATACCGAGGACATATAAACCAATGTGGATTTTCTTTATTAGACCCGTACTTTAATGCGTATCCATATCCATTGCGATTTTCTTTATCTATTTGTGTTTTTTCATCATTGGTAAGAATAACAGGTTGCCTCATTAAATTCGAAGGACACGCACGCGAATATGCTTTATAGTGTCCAATTTCTTTTGTTAATATAAGTTCTGGTTCCAATAACTTTAATTTGTCAAAATTATATTTTTTTGGATTTATATTTTTAACCTGTGATTTTTTCGCACCTCCATCCATATAATCCTCTTCCTCATCTTCCTCATCATCGTCATCATCGTCAATATATAGAAATGCGTCATCGTCATCGTCATCGTCATCGTCATCTTTACCTAATAAAATGTCATCTTGAGAAATAGGACTAATAGATTTATTAGAAGGTATAATAAGATTCTCAATCGTAGGTTCTTTGACGGTGTCATATTTACCAGAACATAATTGGTTTATTTTGGGTTTAGATATTCCAGTAATTCCAACTTTTTGTGATACACGTAAAAAGCTGTCAAAATAAACAGATAATAATTCTATATATCGTATATTCGTTATTTGCGTCACCTCAATACATAAAATTAATCCGGTTTGTAATTTTCCAATGTTAACAGAAAATCCCGGATTTTCAACAATGTCTATATTTTTATTTACATACTTACCGTTAATCCTAGTAAAGTTGTTTAAGTATTTAGTAAATTCAAGAAGCGCTTCTTGTTCGGTATAATTATAATTTAACACAAGTGAATTAATAACTTCTTTTTCACTATTTGAACGTTGATATACATCGGTAATCATTCGATTTGTTGCGTTCATCTGCGTGTAGTTGTTTACACGTTTAAAATTCATTTGTAAATCATTCTGTTCTAATTCTTGTATCTCAAACACACTGGTTAGACAAGGTGATACGTCTTTAAATATAATGTCATTTGTTAATGGAGACCATATTTTATAGTTGATATTTACAATTTCAATATTTTTATGTTTAAGGTTGATAAATGATTGTAATTTATAACCTAACCCGTGTAGATATTTGTTTAATGTGTTAATTGTGTCATTAACAACCCTATCTATGTATATTTCTAATTCGGGTATAGTCGGTAATGAAAAAACCGCAATACTTCTGGGAATTTCTAATTCCTTTGAATAAAAATCACACATAACATTAATATCTCCATTTTGATTAATACTAATAATGACATCAAAATCTTTACCTTGTATATTTCCTCTTACTATCAATGCGATTTGAAGTGATTTCCCTATATTTTTAGAATAATTCATAATCTCTCCTTTTGATAAAAAGGGTACTTGTTGCCCGGTCTGTGTAATGTCTTCAGTATATACGCGATACATTTTTTCAAAACGTGCTCCAGGGTTGTATTTAATAAAGGGTATGTTTTTAGTTGAATGCATAGTTTTAAATAATACATCAAGAGGAAGCTTTACCTTGGAAGACGGATGAATAGTAAAATCTATATTTTGAACACCATTTTGAGAATACTTGATATCATCACGAGAACCATTGTTATAAATTTGATATAATGTCTGTAAATTTTCTTCTATTTTTTCAAAGCTTTTATCATACAATTTATCATTCTCTGCCAATAGTAACTGTTTTTGTTGGATTATATCAGACCCAGTGAAAATGTCTTGTTTCCCTAATAGTGGGAAATACAAAGGGATTACATATTCATCATCTAACTGTATTGTTTTTCCATATTCAATAACGTCAGATACAGAAGTGGCATATATAGTATTATGTATCAAATCCCCATATGATAATAATACATTGTTCTCAAAAGAGATTAACGGATTGTTACTTGTATGTTGAAATGGGTTATTATCGGAATTAATTATATTGTATGGGTTAGCTTGAAATAACAACTCTACTTTATTGTCTGTGAATCTGGGACCTATAGGTAGCCATAATTCTTGTTCGTTTTCTAAAAAAGATAAAAATAAAGTCAAGTCATTATATGTGTAAACGTCTTGAATTGGTATTTTGTCAATAATTGTTGCGTCATTAACACCTAAATTTTGTAAAAGTTGTCCTAACATAACAGAATCTAATGGAATCTTGTCATCGCGAGTAACATAATTATATAGTTGAAATAGAGTCATGTCACTTTTAATTTTTGAGAAAAGGTAGAGTTCTGGATACGAAATTACATTTTTACCAATTTCTGTTATAATTTTCTTCTTTATAGTCCGAATTGTGTCATCTTTGTAAATTTGTTGTGACGAGAATACCACGTCAATATTATTTAGTTCAATATTGACTATATCTTCTTCGCTAAACATTTCATTTAAATTAACCGGTCCATTGCTATTTGAAAAGACAATTATCTTATTTTCAGTCTTACTTGAATCCAGATAATGTACTTTAAAAATTTGTTCTGATGGAACTTGTATATTACTAATAGTCGAAATTGACTTTTCCATTTATATACAATGTGGTTATAATTTATGTTGTGAAATTTCATTTGTATCATTTGTTTTGTAAAACATATTTTCTGTAATTAGAGTAATATGAAGTTTGCGTTATTGATAGGTATAAATTACAAAGGAATTGAAGACTCCGAATTAATAGGGTGTATTGATGATGTTCTTAGGATGAAAGATATGCTTATAAATGAATTAGGGTATCAAGAGAAAAATATTATGGTATTACGAGACGATACAGAGAACCGTGAGTTGTATCCAACCAAAAAGAATATCATTAACAAATTGGAAGAGTTTGTAACAAATAAAACGAATGACGATGATTTATGGTTTCATTATAGCGGACACGGTTCAATCCGTCGTGACCGTTCAAATGATGAAAAAGAAAACATAGACAGTGTAGTAATTCCCAACGATTTCCAAACAAATGGAGTGATATTAGATGATGATATATATACTATAATACAAAACGTAAAAGGGAAGTTATTTTTATTGTTTGACTGTTGTCACAGTGGAAGTATATGTGATTTGCCTTGGTCGGCACAATATATTGACGGCAAACTAACAAAGACAAATATTAATACGAATCAACCAGCAAACCCAAATATTTATGCGATCAGTGGGTCAACTGATATTCAAGTAAGTATGGAAAATTATAATGAAGTTCTACAAAAAAAAGTAGGAGCATTAACAAACGCATTTTTGATGCTATTACATATCCGTAGATACACGATTGATATTGAAGATTTATTTATAGAAATATGTCGTTACCTTTCATACAGTGAGTTAGAACAAACCCCTATATTATCTTGCACGACAGAAAACATAACATATAAATTTGAATAATATTTACTTCATATAGTATCAAAAATACACTATATGAATATTACGACATTCGCTTAAAAAGAGCCATTAGGACGGTTATTTTGCTTCATAATATCGTCATTTGACATTTCACGAGTAGATTTACCACCACGAACCCAACCATCAAGAGCAGCCTCTTCAACTGTGTAAGAAGCGTCATTTACTCGCTCTTCCATTTTATCATCAGTGGGATAAAGTAGATATTGAGAGAAAGATTTATCCATAATGGTAGACACACTTTTCTTTCCGGCAACAACTTCTCCGTGCTGTAATTGGGCTTCTAATGCGGGGTCGCAACTACCTCTACCTAAGTAAGGAACACTAGCAAAAGGGCGTTGAAACAATTGTAATTTCTCAAATGGCTTTGTCTGCTCGGTTTTAATAACGAGATTGGACTCATCGTCAATTACGTTTCCATTGAGTCCATTTCCGTGAGAAATACCACTAAATGTCATAGTGGGTTGTTGAACGGCAAAGTTAACGTGTTGGGATGAGGTGTTTTCGCTAAAAAAGCTTGATAAATTGTGATTTGCATATCGGGTATTATGAACGTTATTTTGGGTTTGGTCATTTTTATCAGAACCAATACGGTCGGTATTATTGAACAAATAAGGGCTAACTGTGGACATCTTATATTTATACTATAGTAAGAGAATGAATTTCTATATAAGGGGATTATTATATACAAATTAAAAACCTAATAATTGGTATGACGAGATAAATTTCTTGCACAAGCAAAATCATTACCTTCTTTACAAGAAACCATACTTCCGTAACAAAATTCGCTAAATGCTTGTTGGTCGTTAGGGATTGTAGTAGTTGGATTAGAACTAAATGGACGTAATGATTGTTCGAATACATATTGATCCCCTAAATCTTTAAACAACTTATCTGCTATATCGGGTTGGTCGGGATTGGATTCAATTACCATCTGTTTCGCACTATCTAAGATTTTATTGTTTACATTTTGATTAAATGCTGCGGGGGCAGGTTTTTTATTTGGGTTATAATCATAATCAGTCATCATAACATTACTAAATGGATTACTTGGTTCAGGTTCATCGAACAGATCGGTAGGTATTTCTTCTCCACCTTGAGTTAATAAATCCATCGCTGGGTTTGCAAATCCTTCTTTTACTTCTTCTACCACTTTTTTGGAGTCAACCTTTACTCTCTCCTTTTGATGGTAATAATGAAGAATAAAAATAGAACCTATTGTAATTGTCCCTATAATTAGATGACGAATACCGCCATAAAGAACAGTGCTAACTAAGGTAAGTAGAATTACGGTGCGTGTTACTGAATTTAACTTCTGTTCGTATGTCATACTTTCAGTAGGGAAAAATTCCATTAAATATTTGGATGCAAACAGCACGTTTGGGTCTTCTCCCCAAAACGGAATATACTTGCGTTTTTTATTAGTGGAAATTGTCTGAGTAGTAGTTTCTTTCTCTATCAAATTATCTGTCATAATTATATCTAATCCTATATATAAATTAAAATATATTTCCGCTATGAAGATGATATAATTACACATTACTAAATATATCATCATTCAATTACCTTCCTAACACATTTTTCATGAATTTGAAAGGTTTCTTCTTTGTCATCATTCGGTATGATTTTTAGAATGCATTTGGATTTCTCTCCATATAATGGTTCCGTACATCCATTCTCTTTTTTCTTATATGTTTTGGGTTTAGGTTTCACTTCTTTGAGTGATATAGTGCATCTGGCACGAAAATCTTCATATCGTTCCCTTACATCATCATAAGATAATCCCGATTTTTTTCCTAACATTGTATTTATTAGTTCGTGTAACTCATATACATATTTTGAGAACGTTTCGCGATTTTCCATATGTTTCATTTTAAGTGGTAACTTTTTGAAGTTATCTTTCAGATTTTTCCTGCATTTACCACACGGTAATACATATTTAATATTTAGTATATAATCACGATAATTTCGTTTATCATATTTAGTAGGGTTCACCGGATAATTAAAACTAATTGTATGCAGTGTATGCCACATACTGGGTCCCCATACACTTGTTAGCATACCATCACCACTATTATAATCATTTAGCGAATATATCTTCTTATGTTTTATGGTTTTACTTTTCACCATATTCAGTTATAATCTAATGACAAAATATTATTTACTAAATTTTATTCGTTTTTTCCAATACAAAAAGTATATCCATAATCTATATAATGCCTGGATTGATTGAAGTTGTCAACAAAATTGCCCGTCCTTACTATAAATATATAGTAATGATAATCGCAGCTATTATTTTTGGATATGCTGCTAATTACGGATATAATGCGTATTTTGTAAAGAAACAAGAAAATAAATTTGCTGATGTCCCAAACGCAAATCGCACAAATAAAGAAGTGAGTGTAATGTTTTTTCACGTTGACTGGTGTCCTCACTGTAAAACAGCATTACCTGAATGGGAGAACTTCAAGAAACAGTACAACAACAAGGAAGTTAATGGGTATATTACCAAATGCGTGGATGTAGACTGCACTGATGAAACAAGTGACGTTCAAAACATGATTAATAAGTACGAGATTGAATCATATCCCACTGTTAAAATGGTAAAGGACAAGAATACAATTGAATTTGATTCCAAAATATCAACAAGCACATTGGAACATTTTGTAAATTCTATGTTGATGGAATAAGTTGGTCTTCGTTTGCCATATAAATATTTTCGGTTGATGTGAATACATTAGTTATTACATCAACACCATTTTGTATCAATTCTATCCGTCGGTCGGTGTTATTGGTTGTTGTAACAATATCATAGATAGATATTTCAGGCGAACCAATTTTGAATTCATTCGGAATAACGTGTTGCACTTTGGGTAAAAATGCGGTGATCACTTTTTTTAATATAACGATTACATAATCTAATAATGATGATTTTTCATCCATTATATCTGTGTTGTTTGCTGTAGTATCACTACATAATCCTATTATTTCTGACGGATTCGCACCGTTTTCTATACACTTATCAACAGGATAATTTAATAACAATCCACCATCGCAATAACATTTGTTCCCTTTCATTAGTGGTGAAAATATAATAGGAATAGAACACGAACTATATACAGCATCTATTACTCGCCAATCTGGATGCGTTTTATACGATATATCTACTAATTCAAAATTCATAATTTCAGTTGTAAATATATGGATTTCTATTTTGGTAATATCATAGAACTCTTTCATAGTAACATTAATGGGTATATCTTTCCCCAAAAGAAGAGATGAAAATGTGTCCTCAATCGTTTTTATACCAAAAATCCCTCGTTGTTGAATAGAATCTAATATAGAAAAAAAATCAAATTTAAAAACATTCTGCCAAGGACGCTTTATCAGGTAATCGTCCATAGTTTTCCAATCATAATTTAGAGCAAGAATTACCGCAAAAATAGAACCAACCGAAGTACCATATATGGTTTCTATATTTTCGAATTTCCATATTCCACGTGAATAACATTCTTTTAATATCCCATAAAAAGAAAACCCAGTTACTCCTCCACCAGAACAAACTATATGGCGTATTGTAGATGGCCGAGTGTAAGGTAGTCGCATTTTTAGATGTATTTATACGTATTATTTATTTATATTTTTTCTTATTACTTGTATATTACCAATGTCTGTATTTATTCATACTGATGAAACAGATGATATTCAAAAGATGAACATAAACGAGTTGTTTGAAAAAAAACAACAACGCGACTTAAAAGAGCGCAGTATTTATAACAAATTATTAAACAGAGTTCATAGTCGTATAAAATTTACATCCAGAAGTAAACGTTGTGAAAGTCATATTTGGTTTCAAGTACCTCAATATATATTCGGAGAACCTATATACAAACAGGGGGACTGTATAGGTTATTTAGTAGCAAAACTTGAAGAAAATGGCTTCCACGTTCGGTATATTCATCCAGCAACCTTATTTATAACGTGGGCGAATTGGATACCCGATTATGTAAGAACTGAAATTCGTAATAAAACGGGTATGGTGATAGATGAGAAGGGAAATATAGTAAAAAAAGAAGAAGAGGAAGAAGAAGATGATATGACTGGCAACTTATTTAATAAAGAACAAAATAACTTACAAAAGTCACGTCGTGAATATAGTGATACAGATGATTATAAACCGACAGGTGCTTTAGTTTATAAACCGGAAATGCTTGAAAATTTGGGAAAGAAAGTTACTTTTTCGTAGAAAAACGAACCCGTTTGGTTTTTTTACCACCTGACGTACGAGACCGTTTGGTTCGTTTATGATAACCAGCCCCATTCTGTGATCCTCTTGGTGTGTTGAGTTTGATGTTAAGCTCAGCAATCTCGTTTTTGAGACGGGCGATTTCGTCAGTTCCAGACTTTTGTTTATCATGTCTTACCTTAGCGTCTTTAATAATCATATCAAATAATCTATCAAATTTACTTAAGAATTTTTCGGAATATTCATTATCTTGTAAAAGTTTTGTTTGTAGCACATTAATAAAGTCGGTAGTAAATTCTTCACTGTCTATTTTTGTTCGCAATTTATTAATCGTTTCATTTGTAATCGAAGTAACAATAGTGGGTATTTTTGCATTTAAATTATCACACGTGTAATTTGCTATTTGTTCCCCTAAAGTTAATGCTTTATCATATGCTGCTTTATCAGACGCATCTTTAACGAAATCATTGGCTTGTTCTGCTACTGTTGTTACAACTTGTCCTGTGATTTGTTCGGCTGCTGCGGTTACTTTATCCATTATTTATAATATACCGATATAAAATTGAAAAAGCAATTTGAAATAACGGTTAAATAAAAAGTGCGTATAAATTTGTATTAATAAATATCAATACAAACTAAATGTCTGACCTTGTTTGCGTTTTATCTAAAGATGTTAGTGATACTGGTTTAGTCAAAACAAAAAACAAACAAAAAACTCAAAAAAAGAAGGTAAATCGTTCAAGTAATGATAAATCAAAATTATGGGATATTTACGATAATGATAAATCTGATATTATTCAAGACAAAAATAAGGATAAAATCGAATGTATATATGCTAAAGATGCAGAAGTATGTAACCTATGTAAATCTCCTCTTATGATTATGGAGAATGGGTTTCCAACGTGCACTGGTAGTATGTGCGGTGTAATATACAAAGACGCATTAGACTACTCACCTGAATGGAGATTTTATGGTTCTGAAGACAAAAACGCAAAAGACCCTACGCGATGTGGAAACCCAATCAACCCATTACTAGTTGAATCATCATTCGGATGTAAGGTAATATGTAATAATAAATCTTCATATGAAATGAAGAAAATACGTAAATGGACCGAGTGGCAATCTATGCCGCATCGTGAAAAATCTTTATATGAAGAGTTTCAATTCATTACCGTAATGGCACAAAATGCTGGAGTTCCACGTATATTTATAGACCACGCGATGGTTATTTATAAGGATATTTCAGAGCAGAAGATGTTTCGTGGAATGAATCGTGATGGCATTAAAGCAGCTTCTATATATATTTCTTGTCGCCTGAATGAATGTCCTAGAACAGCCCACGAAATTGCTGAAATTTTCAAATTGGATAAAACCAGTGCCACTAATGGTTGTTCTATGGCGGTGAATATTTTACATAATATTGAAAGGAGTATTGAACCTTCACAACAAGCTGAATTATGTGCGACATTACCTAGTTCATTTATCGAAAGATACTGCAGTAAATTAAATATAAATAACGAACTAACTATGCTCGCTAGGTTTGTAGCAATTAAGATTGAAAAGAATAATATTATCACAGACAATATTCCACACGCTATTTCAGCAGGTGTTATTTATTTTGTTTCTCAGTATTGTAGCTTAACTATTACGAAACACGATATTAAACAAATATCAGGGGTCAGTGAAGTAACTATAAACAAATGTTTTAAAAAACTAGACATAATTAGCGACAAGCTCTTACCAAAATCAATACTAAATAAATATGCGTAATTTTGAAATATATAATTTTGAAAAATCATTTTTTATAATTATGTAATATATACAACATGTTTGATTTAATTTCTACTATTGAACCAGAACTAACCCATCCTTTTATTATTCTATCATTATTGATGTCTGCTAATTATTTAGGTGAACTATTTCCTTGTAAGGTTCAGTCTGTTTTTTCAAACAACATGATAGTAAAACACATATTAGGGTTTTTATCATTAATGTTTTTTGTTGTATTAACTAGACCTAATTTATATACATCCAGTAATTTTGTATATGTATCTGTATTATTATATGGATTTTTTATGTTCCTATCTAAATTGAATTACATAATTTGGTTTCTAGTATTTGGCATATTTGCTATTATATATGTTTCGCACATTTATTTAACTCAAATTGAATCCGAAAATCAAATAAATCGTAGTAAAATAGGGGATAACACAGTAAGTCCTACTGCGGATGACAAAATGCCTACACAAAATATTACAGAGAAAATAGAAACAATTAAAACCGCACAGAAATATCTATTATTTACAGTATTCCCAATTACGGTCGTTGGATTTATTCATTATTTGGGTGAAAAGAAGATAGAATTCGGTGATACTAGATTTGATTATAAACATTTTTTGTTCGGAAAACCTAAATGCAAGGATTCATCTCCAGAATACAAAGGGTTTGTTGATACAATGATACACGCGTTCAAATAATTATATCGCATAATAGGTATATACAATTATATCGCATAATAGGTATATACAATTATGTCTTTTAATTGTATATACTAACAAATTCCTGATGGACGCTTATATAGAAAGATTGTTATCTAGTAAAAAACCTACAATAGAGCAAGCACGATTACGGGATTTAGTAATAAATTCGGATAGTGAAGATGAACCGCCAATACCTATACCAAAAGCACAACCAATTCAAAAAGTTTCTTCAAACGCATCAAATATGTCTATGGAAGATTATATAACTTCTATGGTCTCTCACGATGATGTAATAAATTCGGATAGTGAAGATGAACCGCCAATACCTATACCAAAAGAACAACCAATTCAAAAAGTTTCTTTAAACGCATCAAATATGTCTATGGAAGATTATATAACTTCTATGGTCTCTCACGATGATGTAATAAATTCGGATAGTGAACCAGAACCAGAACCAGAATCAGAACCAGAACCAGAACCAGAATCAGAACCAGAACCAGAACCAAAATCAGAACCAGAACCAAAATCAGTTAGTAATACCAATGTCGAATATACTGAAAAAATAGAAGCAAGATACGTAAGAGTTCAAACCGCAAAAGAACGATTTGAACGTAATATTCCAAAAATTGTTTTTATTGTACCATACCGTGATAAATATTTAGAAAGGGAATTCTTTGCGGCACAGATGTTAAAAGTATTAGAAGATTTTCCAGATACATACTATAAGATTTATTATATTCATCAAACCGATACCAATAAGTTTAATCGCGGTGCCATGAAAAATATAGGCTTCTCAATCCTTAAAAATCAATACCCAACTTACTATAAAAATATAACACTTGTGTTTAATGATATTGACGTAATGCCATATGATAACAAAACTATTAATTATGAAACAACATCAGGAAAAATTAAACATTTCTACGGGTTTAAATATGCTCTTGGTGGAATATTTTCTATAACTGCGGGAGATTTTGAAAAAACGAATGGTTTTCCAAATGTATGGGATTGGGGATATGAAGATATTATATTTCAAAAAAGGGTTATTGCCAAAAATATATCTATTGATTACTCACATTTCTTTCCTTTCAATGATGGGAATATACTTAAGTTAAAATCTGATAATAATAACCTACTCGCCCGAAACGTTCAACAATATAATATACCAAGAACTGATGGTTTAGATACTATATCTGAGTTAAAT